TTCACCATCAACCTACGAGCTCTCAATCTAGCTGCATTACGTTCTCTTTGTTCTGGCCGAGCATGATAATTGTCGTATTCTTTTCTGTAGTCTCTGGCATATTCTAAAAATGTTTTCATCTATACATCCAATCGTGGGCTACGAGTTCCGAATTCTTTTTTTCTTAGTATTGTTTTTACAATAAATTCGGGTATTTTATTGTTAGTATCTAAAACAGCAGCAATATTGATATCCGTTTGTTTGTCGTGTATGACTGCTTGTTTATCTTTATTTCCTGTTACTGGATCTACAGTAGTCAGAATAGTATTGGTGAATTTTTTACTCTTCCACTTCTTTGAAGCTCTCTTAAAAACTCCTATGAGTTCTGCCGAACTAATCGGTTTGACGTTTCTTTTATCATCCACTCTTTTCTTAAAATGCCTAGTATCCAAATCAACTCGTATTCCTAAACTAGAAAATTGTTTATTGATAGACGTTCTGATATCGCTAAGTTGTTTTGGAGTAACCTCTTCTCCCAAATAGAAAATATCCGATTCTTCTATATGTTCTTTGAATGTCTTCATTGACCGTCCATGTGTTCTAATAGATAATGTGTATCTACATCTTCTATAAATTGCTTCATGTAACCTTGTAATTCTTCTGCTTGTTCGTTGTCATCTATTTCGTTGATTCTTCCCTTTACCGAAACAGGGTCATCGATAAACCTTTTACATTCGGAGTAAGTGAATCCATGACATCTTTGAATATCAGTATGACACATAAAAATTTCATCACCCTTATCATATACTGAAGTAACGTGCCAGTAGGTGTAGAACTTAGAATTTAACCATCGCGAGTAAGACATTTTATCCAATTCAGTTTTTCTTTCGTTTAATTTGCCACTTCTCTCTGTACATTTCAACTTTATCAAAGACCTTGAGATGTTCCAACATAGAACTGACTGGCATAATATCCATTTTAAGTTTATGAGAAAGAGTCGTTAGGTCTGAAGGACTCTTTTTCAACGTAGCAATAATCTTATCTTCAAAAGAAGAGTATTCGTTAAATTTTTTCATATTACTTATCCTCGAACTGATAATTGAATGCCATCATTCCTTTTGGTTGTCCCTTACTTGGAGTCATCTTTTTAAGAAACACCTGTATCATCATATCACTATTTGGTGAAGGAAATGTGAATGCTGGTTTGTTAGGTTTCATTCTCATTTTAATATCATCAGTCGCATTAACTGGAAATTTTGCAAGTTTCCGTTTTTTAATTTCATCATGAACGATCTTGTCGAGTTTTCTGTTGAAACTATATTCTTTGAATGTTTTCATTATTCCAACTCCTTTGAATTGTATAACTTATCTCTATTTGAACGTTTCATTCCAGCTTTTCTCGCAGCTCTGTGCATTGGAGATTCTTTTTCTTTCCCCGATTTTCCACACTTTTGTTTGTGGAGATTTTTCATAATAGGAGAACGTAATTTGTCTATTGATATATTACATATATCTTCACCTTTTTCAGCAATTAGGGCTTCATCAAACTCTATATCTAAATGTTCTTTGAATGTTTTCACTTTTTCTTTTCCTTTTTAACTTTCTTTTTAACAAGACCCTTTACTTTTTTAGCAGTCTTTTTAACCTTTTTTGCTGTATCCACAACTTTTTCTGCTGTGTCTACCGCCTTCGCAGTTTCTTCAATAATCTCTTCGTGATTACCAAATAATTTCTTTGCATAATTTTTCAGTATATTCAAAATTTCCATGTTACTTATCCTTTGTGTTTGTTAGTATAATATTACTCAGATGATTTGCCGCTAATGTAACCAGCAATTATGCCGATTGTACCTGTAAGAGCAGACTGCAATAAACCGTGAGTGCTTTCGCTGATTGGCACTTTTTCAATGAGTGCGAGATATGATTCCATTCCTACGATCAACATCAAAATAACTATCAAGCCTGCAGCCAGTATTAATACAATTTTTGATTTCATGTGTTTACCTTTGTGATATGATTAACTAGTCATATGCTGATGTCTGGGCGTCCCTCTAACCAACTTCTTACTGTACTCTTCATGTTTCTTCCACTTTGCTATCATTCTCTCTTCTACTACTTTTTCCTCAACCACAATACTCCTTTCTAGATATTAAGTTGTTTACTTTTATAATCTTTGATTGCGGCTTTGATTGCATCTTCTGCAAGAACCGAACAATGAATTTTTACTGGTGGTAATGATAGTTCTTTGACTATCTCTGTATTTTGTATCTTACCAGCTTCTTCTATTGTTCTTCCCTTTACCCATTCGGTGGCGAGACTACTGGAAGCAATTGCACTTCCACAACCAAATGTTTTGAACTTTGCATCTTCTATAACTCCTGTTTCTTCATTCACTTGGATTTGGAGTTTCATTACATCACCACATTCAGGAGCACCCACAAGACCACTACCGACATTATTACTCCTATTATCCAAACTACCAACATTTCTTGGTTTTTCATAATGTTCTATTACCTTTTCTGAATATGCCATTACACACCTACCTTTTCACAATGTCTAGGTTTACACGATTCGCTACAATAACTTTTCAAACCTTTACTTGGTTCAAATGGTTTGCCGCATTTTTTACAAAAATTCATTTAGTTTTCATCCAATATATTTAACATTTTGTTTTTCTAGAAGTAGTTCTCTATTTTTTATGTGAGCCTCTTCAATTTCCTCTTTACTTCCACCAAAATATCCAACTGCGTAACCGCTCTCACACATCCATTTGTTTATGTTTGTCCATCCTCCAAACTCATGGCCGTCTTCAGTACAGTTAATCCAAAGTTCACCTAGTACTCTACCAAACTTACCTCTACTGTCTGATTCTGGACATCGACATTGAATTTCAATATCATCTCTGTCTGACATAACTGCCCAATGCACCCACGATTTGAGTGCTGCAGAGGATAATTTTCCATAAAACTTTTCTTCCAAATCTCTTGTTCGTGATTCGGGGGTGTCGATTCCGAGCAGGCGGATTCTATTGCATATCCGTACATCAAAGCCCAAATCAAAAACTGCATCAATAGTATCTCCATCAACAACTTTCTCTACAGTGGTTATA